ATTAGCAGCTTCAGTTGCTTTTTGAGCAGCAGCAATAGCAGCAGCTTCAATCATTTTTTGTAATTCTACAGGATCCATACTAAACTCCTTGTCTTCGTTGAGTTTGCCTGAGTTAGATAATTGTTTAATTTCTTCATCAGTATTGCCAACGTGTTTTTCTTGTGAAATAAAAGATTTTTTAAACTCTAATTCTTCTTCTACTGAGTCAAATGACTTAGATAGAGAAAATAGAGAATCTTGATTTGCGGGAACTGATACAACGCTAATTTCTAGTAATTCTAAGTCTTTAATAACAAAAACGTTAGTCTTAGTATCGTAATCTGCGTCTTTAACAACAAATCCCACTGAAAAGGCTTTTAGTATGCCTTCTTTTACTAGCTCGTATACATCTCCAGCCGCTTTACTAATTTTACCAACAATCTCAATACCACCTTTGTCTACTGATATTTTAGTAGCGGTACCAATTGGTCTTGTATGGTCATGAAAAGCTAAAAGAATTGGATTCTTTTTGTAGTTATCAATACCACCTTGGGTCCAAGCTTCTTCAAGTACAACGTCATTTGTTCTATCTTTAGTAGTAGTATTTGCATACCCTCTAATAGTCAAAGATTCGTCTTCACCTGCTGCTTTTTCAATTAGCTCAATGCTGGAAATTAATTCAAATGTCTTTTTAGTCATTATTTTGAATTATCTCCTTGTGGAGGTCTTCCACCATCTGTAGGATTAGACGCGCTACCGGCAATGTTAGCGGGAATTCTCAGATCGTCATGACCTTCAATTTTATCATATCTTAGTTCTTGTCTAGCCTCATTTGGAGTAATGATGCCACCATTAACTAATCCGACATGATATGCGGTAGATTCTTTCATATCAGGTTGTATTGCTGATACTTTAGAACCTTCTGGTTCCAAATTATAGCCAAAGTATCTCTCAAAGGCTGAAGTTACTTTACGAACAAGTGGAAGAACTGTTTCTAAATAAAATAACCTTAAATTTGGACTAATGTTTGCATTATTTCCACCATACAATAGAATTGATGGTACTCCTAATGCCATTAATATATCTTCGTCTTTTTTATTGACTGAAGTTTCAAAGTCTAACTGTTGAAAATTAATATCAGTTATCTTTGCTATGTCTAACCCCCCATCTAAAATTAATGGGCGCTTTCCGCCTTTGGTAGGGTTATACTCTCGTTGCCAAGACTCAATTAGTCTTGCCTTAATTTTATCACCTAGTACATTGGGAGATTTTAGTACGAGACCGGGGACTGCTCCGTTAGAGAAAAAATTATCTTGGAAAGTAGTCATCTTCTTCCTAGTATTTAGCGTAGTGCTAGTACTTTTCAGTCTAGAAGTACCTCGATATATAGAGTCAGATGAGTTATCAGAAATATGTATAATCTCATCAGGTTTGAAGTGTACAGACCCAGAATATATGTACTCTTTTACAAAGGTTTTAGGGTCTGTTATAATTTCTACGTTAATTGCAGGTAAGTTGTATAAAAATGCCCCATCATAGTAAATAAAGGCGTTACCTTCAATTATTAAGTCTGTATATAATAAAGATCTAAACTTTATTATATCTTGGAACATATTTGGTTGTGTATTTAGTAGTGTATTTACCTTAGTTTTTCTAATATTACTAACTATAGGTACAACCCCGTTTAGTTTTTCAGCTATTGATACATCGAAAGAACTAGCGCCATTTACAATCATATCAACACCGCGTCGTACGGCTTCTATTTCATTATAGGCTTTAGTGTAGGAAACATAACCAGTATTTGCTGGTACTGAGTCTCCTTGCTCCATATTAATGTATGGTTGGGCTGGATTAAGTTTTTGTCGTAACCAGCTTGTTATCCACATACTTATCCTTCTGTATTTCAACCCAACGCTTTTGTTTTAAAGCAGTATTTAGCGCAGGTCGCTTTCCGTATAAACGGTGTAATTGTTCATGGTGTTTATGACATAAATTAGCAGCTTCTATATATAGTTCTGTATTATGCAATACTATAAATTCATCTCTAACTCGTATAATATCCTCGGCACATAAAATATCAATCTCATTATCAGTAAGCCACTTATTTAACATTTCAGTGACAGAATAAAAATGATGGAAGTCTACACCTTCAGTATCTCCACATATTTCACATATTCCAGTTTTAGTATACCCGTGTTTGGCTTTGTCTCTAACGTACTTTACCACATCTCTTTTTAAGTCCATAAATAAGTTATATCACTCCATTTTAGGTATTATACACCCATTAGAAAAAAATATCAAATCTAAATTTATTTAGCATATAAGTTTTTTTACTCTATACACTAGAAATACCTGTGGTATACGAATATAGAGCATATCTTAAGGCATCTGCAGCATGCGAGTAGTCGTCATGCTTAGGTCTCTCTTTAATTAGGTTTGAACCCTCATCCCATCTATATTGGTCTAAAGCCGCTAGTAAATTTTCGCATTTAGGATCCACTACTAGCCTATTATTTTCTACTATAGTTTGGCAGTAGGCAATACCATCCAATACAGACTTATTAGCATTAAGAGTAGCAAGATTATAACCATAAGCCCAATCATAGCGAGTTTGTTGGGCTGACGAGTCAATGAAAATCGCCTGAACATTATACTTTTCCTCTAACATTAAAATTGCGGTAGCATGATGACCAGTAGTTTTTTCTGTTTCATAATACTCGTCTAAGGCATACCAGCATTCTGTTTCATAATCGTAACCAAATACTATAGCAACAGTAGCATCCTTAAAGCCTATGTCTAAGCCAATAATAGTATCCATCTTACTAATGTCAAGTTCCGATAGGTTTTGAACTTGTGAGTCGGTATCGAATTTGTAAATCTGACCTTCGAAGGACGTAAAGGAGGCTTCATATTCTTGCTCAAATTGAGCTTTAGTAACAGCTTTTCTAGCTTCTTTTATGTCTTCTTCAGAGACTCTAGGATTCTCTCTCCAATCAGCGTGAACAGAGACCCACGCCGGAAAGTCCGGACTGAATCCGCGATAGAAGTATTTCGCAAACCAATTATTTTTTCCGCGAGGAGTAGAAATAAAAATACACTTACTCCCAGGCTTATCAAGAGTAGGGCGTAAAGCCACACTAAAAGCATCTTCACCGTCATCTGTTAGAGCGGCCTCATCGAATATAATAAGATCATAACTTCTCCCTACACAAGAGTCTACTTGGGATACCGAACCCATACGTATAGTTGAATGGTTTGATAGCTCGATAATCCTATCTTTGCTATTATCCTTTTCAACTTCAATATCAAAAACTCTAATTAGTTTTCTCTGTTCTTCAAATGAAATATTAGACAGAGAATAGTTAGGGGACATAATTAGTACGTTAGATTTAGGTACTAATGTAACTAATTGTCCAATAATATTAGCAACTGTAGTTTTACCAATACGTCTACTTAAGGCTCCAGTAATAAATCTATACTTAGGATTATTAATGGCATTTATCATGGCCATCTGTGGGCCATTAGCCTCTATATTTAGCATACCTAAGTATTTTTCTATAGGAAGCTTAATAAAACGCTCTTCTTTAGTGAAATTAGTAATTTCAGTACTTGATACGTCATCTCTACTTATTGCTAGCATAAAAATCCAGTAGTACCACACTTAAATACTTTGTAGAATGTGCCAATTACTAAATAAGCAAAGGCTAGTCCTACTATAAAAATTATAAAATTATTCATTTGGCCATATACTTACGTACCCTTCATCATCTAAGTCTACTTTTACTTCTCTATTAGGAAATAGATTTTTAACTTTGTCTAAAAATCCTGTTTCTCCATAAGTTAAATCAAAGGGTAATTGTCCTGATCGATAATTTAATTTTTCATAGATTCTTAAATCATCAATTAAAATTAGATCTTTCTTATTGCTTCTATACTTAGTAATGATTTCAAGTTCTTTAACTAGAGGTAATACCTCCATAGTTTCGTTAATTGTGCCAAATAAATGTGGGTAGTGAGCATCTAGCCAAAAGACAACGTCCTCTTCTACTTCTTGACAAAGTTTTTCTAGATGTTCTGTACTATTACCCTGTAAAAATTTAACATTAGGAGCTTTTGGGTTCCAATGATCAAATAGGTCAATTGTATAACCTCTTTCACATTGTTGAGCTAAAAAATTTGCCCCACTACCGTGACTAGTACCTGTTTCTATAAATACTTTATATTTGTTAATGTCTTCTATTTTAAAGTGTGCTACCACTCCCATTAAATAGTCTCCTTAGGGGTACAAATTTCATTAATTGATACTAGGTGTTCATACTTATTTTCTTTTTTTCCAAAAAAATTACTGCTATTGTATAGGTATGGGTGATGTTTCATATGATTATAACCAAGTTCTTCAATATAACTAATTAAACTATCAGATTTATCTACTCTATCATTTTCTAAATACATTATAGGCTTATTAGTTTTGATAAATTCTGTACCACCACGTAGTACTTCCTCTTCCATTCCTTCAACATCAATTTTTAGAAATACTTTACCAATAATACTATATTTTTTCACAATACTATCTAAAGTTAGGATATCTACTAGTTGCCCGTTATATCCAAGTCTATTAATTTCTACGCCACCATAGTTATTTGGTTGAGAGTAGTCTAAATCTGGCATATGTAGGCTCCCAGCCTCCGCGCCACAGCCTGCATTGATACATATTACATTCTGTAAAGAGTTTAAAGCTACATTAGCACATAAAGTATAAAATATAAAAGGTTGGGGTTCAATGGCAATCACTCTTTTTACTTGTTTAGCTAATCCTACGGTGTGTGCACCAATATTAGCACCAATTTCAATTACTGTAGTATCTTTATCAATAATAGTTGAAAAATACTCCATCTCTAAATGGGAGAACTCTCCATAAGTAATTAAGGCACCACCAACATAAATATCATTTTGATTAGCTAAAAATGTTCCATCTTTACCAAATACTAAGGTATGAAACCCATCTAGCTCTAGTTTATTATGCTTTATTTTATACATTTATTATACATCCCAATATAGCTACTAGTTTATCTGTAGCTGTTTTTATTTAAAAACCTTTATAACTCTATGACTAACCAAGTAGTCCATACTATAAGAACAATGGATAGTAGTATTCTAGCGACTACGTACCTTATCCATTGTTTATCTGTTCCAATTTTAAGTATACCAATAGTAAATATAACTGATACTAAGTATATAGCAACTACTAGCAGCGCAACTTGATGTACATTAATACGATCAGTTATATACTGCCACATATTACATAGCCTCTAAAGCAGCTTCCTTATATAAAGCTATAGCTAGCAGTTTGTAAGGGTCTATGTCTATATTTGTACTAGGAGTAGCTTCAAATTTAAAATTGGCTAAGCTATATATCATAGTTCCTGCTAGTATAAAGGTAGTGTTTAACCTAGCATTATAGTAAATGCCTGGAGTGGCATATGAGCCCACTAAGTACTCTTTGCCTATACCGGCATCAAATTCGACTACGCTTGTTGTGTACGCCATTCTGCAACCTTCCTTTCACAGTCATCAAAATTCATATTACGAATTAATGTAGCATTTTCATACCAAATAGATGTATCACCTGTTAAGCCCCAACGGAAGTCGGTATCTATACCCGGTACCAAAATAAATACTTTCTTACCCAAGGCCCCAGCGACATGAGCGATTGAACTATCAATAGTAATTACTGCGTCTAATGAGGCAATATATTTAATAGTGTCTTCCCAGGACTCAATATTAATGGGCTCAGCAATCTTAGGTTTTATTCCGTATTGTAGACTAAAAAGTTTGCCATACTTTTCAAAACGTTTAAACATGTTTTCATAGCTGCTACGGTTAGCGTCATTACCGTGGTTAGGGTTTCCCTTCCACACAATGCCTATACCTCCAGCTAAGTTACTATCTAATTCACCTGTATAGTTTAAGTATTTGCCATAAGGAATCTCATTAAAATAAGCTCCCAAGCTACAGATAGGTACGTAGTAGTCATGCGGAATTTCACTAGTATTGGTAGTCTCATATCCACTAAAGAATACTTTTAAGGTATCTGGTACTTGTATTATAATTTTTACATGATCAGCGATATATGGTAAATAACGCATGAACATGATATTATCTCCAATACCTTGTTCAGTCATTACAAGTACTGTACCATCCGTCTCACCTAGCCACCTAGGTTTATCAGTATGTGAAAGTTCAACTG